TCTCATGCCTCGGACTGTTCGTATGACCCGAAAGAAACTGATCGCCCGCCTCGATCGGGTCTTCTCCCAATGGGTAAGAAGTAAGGACGCCGACCATCGGGGGTTCGTGCAGTGCTTTACGTGCGGGGTCTTTAAGCACTGGAAGACAGTCGACGCCGGACATTTTCAATCCCGTGCGAAGTTCTCGACTCGGTTCGATGAAAGGAATGTAAAGCCCCAATGCAAGACCTGTAACGGATTCCGATCCGGGGAGCAGTGGAAATTCGCCCGCCACCTAGACAGGGTATATGGGGAAGGGACGGCGTTAGAAATCGAGGCCTTGAGCAACACGACAAAGAAATTCAGCGTCGAAGAATTGGAGGCCCTGATCGACGTCTACAACCGGCGCCTCCGGAAGCTATGACCCTCGACGGATACCTCGCCCGAAATTACGACGACCTGCTACAAGCGGCCTACCGCATCGCAGGGGGCGACGGTCCGGACCTGCTCCACGAGGTCATCCTCCAGCTATACCAAACCAAACAGGAAACGATAGACGGCCTCCTAGAGCGGGACCAAATGAAGTATTGGGTGCTTCGGGTCATGGTCAACAACTACAACTCGAAGACGTCCCGATATCACTACAAGTGGAGGAAGGATATCGAGCGCCGCCGGAAGTTCGCTCACCATATCGTCGACTGGTGGGACGGGGATGGGGTAGCGGCACACCGCGACGAGCTGCTGTCCCATATCGAGGAGCGCCTCGCCGACCTCCCGTGGTTCGATGCGGAGGTCTTTGCTATATATTTTGAAGACGGGCACACCTTGGACTCCTTTGCGCAGTCGACAGGCATCTCCCGACATACACTCTACACCACGATACGACGTGTCAGAAAACAACTCCAAGGGACTCGGCGACAGGATCGCGCAGTTCACGAAGGCGACGGGGATAGATAAAGCCGTCAAAAGCGTCGTGAAGGACTGCGGGTGTGAGGAACGCCGCGCCAAGCTGAACGCCATCTTCCCTGGTCGGAACGTGGAGATGTCCGAGAGGGACGTAAAGGCTTACGAAGCTCTGCTCCCAGCCATAGAGCGCGGGAAGTTGAACCGCCACCAGTCCCGCGATATGTACGGCATCTTCAACCGCACCTTCAACGCCAACGAGAGGCCATGCAACTGCACCGGGAAAAACCGGAGCATGGTCGAGAAACTACAACGAGCCTATGCCTATACGTGTAAACCTTAAGACCTGGAGCAACTACCCCGACGCGGTATCCAACAACGCGAAGAAGGGGATCGAGCTGAATGAGAAGGTCGGCAATAAATGCGCGACCCAAATCGGTAAAACTAGGGCTGCCACTTTAGCCGCAAAACGTCCGGTGTCCTTCGATACCGTCCAGCGTATGTACTCATATCTCTCCCGCGCGGAGGAGTATTACGACGAATCAGATAGGGAAGCCTGCGGGACTATTTCGTATCTTTTGTGGGGAGGGCTGGCCGGGAAGCGGTGGGCCGAGAAGGTGATGAGGGAAGAAGGCAAACTCTAAAAACAAGAAGGGTAATTTTGGTTATATTGCGGCAAAACACACCAATAATGCGCCAATATTACACCCCAAAACAGGTCGGCGAAATGCTCCAAGTTGACTTGCCGTATGTGTACGGACTGATGAAGAGCAACCAAATCCAAGCCTTCGACATCTTGCCGGGCGTAACCCGTATCACCTCGGACTCCATCGACCTCTTCGTCGAGCGTAGAGCCGCCGCAGGACCGTCGGTATACAATATGCCCGAAGAATTCAATAAGCTACCCCAACGCGCTTGGAACGTGCTTCATCGGTTGGCCATGTTCAACTCCGTCGAGGACCTGACCCAATACAGCCGAAAGGACTGGATGCGATTCCGTGGGGTAGGGGAGAATACCGTGAACGAAATCGAGCGGCTCTGCCAGGAGCACGGGATGACATTAGCTGCGGAATGACAAAGAGAGAAATCCTATTCACCAAGATCCACGAGAGGGACGGGAAGCGATATCAGGCCACGACGTGGAACTGTACCCCACCCGGCCACGAGGACGCCTACGAATTGAGCCGCACCGAATGGAAGCTGATTTCCGAAGGGCCAAACCAGCTGAACTTGTTTTAAAGGCAAGCTATGAAGGAGGTCATATATCAGAACATCGTCACCGAGGAAGGCGCCAAATACCTTGTGACGGGATATGAGGAGATATTGCCGAACGGAAGCAAGCGAGTATCTACACGCTGCGAAGCGTACATAGACCCGCAAGCGCAAAAGAAACTGTTTTGAAAATCCTAACCGCCGGCCAGCTTGACGGATACCAACGCCGCAAGGATAGGACCGTCTCCCTGCGGTTCATTACGCAGGAGAAGTCCAGCAGCGAAGTCGCAGAGATAGATAGCATGGTCGACGCCTTCGGAATCCTCTACTTCCGGGGGCAGGAACAACTCAACCACGACGAGATAGAGGAGCTGGACGCGGTGGAGCTCGACCTATACGACGAACCAAAGAGCCAAAGCCAACGCCTCCGGAACGTCCTGTACAAGGTGTGGGCGCAAGACCAAAAGGGAGAGTTTAAAGAGTTCTATCGCCACCAAACCGAGAGGATCATCCAACACTACAAAGACAAGCTCGACCCATGAACCGCAAAGAGTACGCATATCGCGCCACCTTCTACGGCTATATCGGGGTGCTTACAATCCTGCTATATTTAGCCCTGAATGGCTGATATCTACAAGGCGATTTTCACCTGCCCGAAATACGAGGAGAGAGAGGTTTGGTATGTATCCAGCAGGAAACACGCAGAGCTCATGCTACGCCGACACATATCCACGCCAAGGACCAAAAAAAAGGCCGTCAAGTACGAAGAGGCAGAATATAGCATGACCGTAGAACCCGTATTCACAAGCGATGGGGACGCAGGCTATGACCCAAGGGGGATCGGATAATTAGACGCATATGGACGCACAAAAAAAAGCGATGATCCAAGCGATGGAGAAGAGCCTCGGCATCGTGACGCAAGCCTGTAAGGTGGTCGGCATTGTACGCCAAACGCATTACAACTGGATGGAGGCCGACCCCGAATACAAGACGGCTATCCAAGAGCTCGGAGACGTGGCCCTCGACTTCGCCGAATCCAAACTTCACAAGCTCATCGACCAGGGCAACCCCGCCGCGACTATCTTCTACCTCAAGACCAAGGGCAAGAATCGGGGGTACGTCGAGCGCCAAGAGATAGCCGTGGCCGAGAAGAAGCCGCTGTCGTGGTTCACCGATGACAATGCCGACGTGACGTAAATTGACCCTATGATTTGGAACACATTCGACACGCCGCCTTCAACGGAAGACTTCTATTTGGTTTGCAAAGCCGACGAACTGGAGCAGGCCTCGTGGCATTCGTGCGTCATATTCTTCTCGATGAAGCACGACCCCGAAGGCATCTGGGAAATTGAGGACGCCGACTTCGATGGGGCCCCCACACATTGGGCAAACATTCCGGACGTTGCGTGAGGCAGCCCGCCACGTACTACCACGTGAAAGGGTGCGGCTCCCGCATCCAAGTCCACCAAGGCGGGACGCGATCGGGCAAGACGTACTCGATACTTCAGTCCTTGGTCGAGCTCTGCTATGACAACGAGAACGCCGGAGCCGTCATCACCATAGCCCGGAAGACATTCCCCGCCCTCCGCGCCTCGGTCATGCGGGACTTCTTTGAGATACTCGAAAGGGAAGACGCATACAACCCCGAACAGCACAACAAGTCAGAGGCCAACTACGTCCTCTTCGGAAACCTGGTCGAGTTCATTAGCGTAGACCAACCCCAAAAGGTGCGAGGTAGGAAGCGTGATATTCTGTTCATCAACGAGGCCAACGAGCTGGCCCTTGAGGATTGGAGGCAGCTGCTACTTCGGACCACGGGGAAGGTCATCATCGACTACAACCCCTCCGACGAGTACCACTGGATAATGACCGAGGTGATTCCGCGCTCGGACGCCTCTTTCTTCAAGACCACATACAAGGACAACCCATACCTCGACCGTGCCACCAT